AGGTAAAGATTGTGACGATTGCGGTTGCGCACCTTGTGAGTGTGATACAAGCGAAGACAATGTAGACGAAGCATACATCAATAGTGCAGAAGACGCAGTTGATTTATTAGGTGTATTACGTGGCAAAGGCAAAAAGATCGAACGTGGCCAAGATGACGATCAAGGCAACTTAGCAAACCAATATGTAAGTGATACATGGGACGTATACACATGGCTACAAGGTAAGACCAAAGACTTTAGAGACATGGATAAAAACGCTAAAGAAATTATCGACAACATGATGCAACTACGTGGTGAAGCTAAGAAATTAGAAACTAAGCCAGGCTCAGGTAGCAACGGACGTTTTGGCAATCAAATTGTAAACACATTGTATCCAGTAATGGAACTAATTAATTCATTGAATCTTAAAGATGACGATAACACTATGGATGTTAAGATCGATAAAGACGGTTCAATTAGTAAAGATGATGGTCACGAAGAAAAAGAACAAAAGACTCCATTAGGCGAGTTCATCCTATCATACTTTGATAGAGAAAATGGAGCATTTCCAAAAGGCGAAACAGCAGTACTAACAATGGTCGAAAAAGACTACGGCGAAGAGTATATTGAATCAGCAAAGCAGTTTATTGAACAAGTAACTGCAAAGTTTGAAGAGTTTCAAATGCGCACACAGCCACAGCAAATGGAAGCAGCCAGCAAAGAGATTTTCTTAGACTTCAGCAAAGAGTTAACAGACGTTGAACGTACAGACGATACCGAAGTGTTTACTGCAAAACTTGACGGATTAGGTTTTAAAGCTGGGTCAGAAGAAGAAATTGATCTTGAAGGCATACCTGTTAATGTTAAAATAAACGCAACTGGCTATGTACAAGAAGGTGAATTTGAAATTGTTAGTGTTACAGGTGACGATGGTACACAGTATGTACTAGACGAAACTGACACTTGGGATATTTATAACTTGACCGAGTTGTTCAGTAACGCACTAGCAACTGAAGCAAATAATATGGATAGAATACGTGAGTTAGCAGGACTACGCTAACCCACTTATAAGTTTTTATGTATTTTCTTTAAAAAAACACTTGACAAGAGTTGTAAATCAGTATATAATTAATACTGTGCTATAACACAAAAAGGCACATGTAGCAATAACGCTACAGAACATAGGCATAACATTGGAGGCATTAACTATGGCATCATTAGCAGAAATTCGAGCTAAACTTAAAGAACAAGAGCAACGCTCTTCCGGCGGCGGACAATCACAAGGTCCAAACCCAATTTACCCATTTTGGAATATTAAAGAAGGCGAGTCGGCAACGATGCGTTTCTTACCTGATGGCGATCAAGACAACACTTTCTTCTGGAAAGAACGTTTAATGATCAAACTTCCTTTTGCAGGCGTAAAAGGTGAAACTGATTCACGTCCAGTACAAGTACAAGTACCGTGTATGGAAATGTATGGCGATAGCTGTTCAATCCTACAAGAAGTACGTGGTTGGTTTAAAGACGCAAGTCTAGAAGACATGGGTCGTAAATATTGGAAAAAGCGTTCATACGTATTCCAAGGATTCGTAACTGATAATCCGTTAACTAACGACGAATCACCAGAGAATCCAATTAGACGTTTCATTATTGGCCCACAGATCTTTCAGATCATTAAGGCAGCATTAATGGACCCAGACATGGAAGAATTGCCAACAGATTATACTGCTGGTGTAGACTTCCGTCTTAATAAAACGTCGAAAGGTGGTTATGCAGACTACGGCACAAGTAATTGGGCACGTAGAGAGCGACCATTAGCAGATAACGAGATGGCAGCTATTGATACTCATGGTTTGTTTAACTTGTCAGACTTCCTTCCTAAAAAGCCTGATGCAACTGCTATTAAAGTAATGCAGGAGATGTTTGAAGCGTCAGTAGACGGTGAAGCATATGATCCTGATCGTTGGAGTAATTACTTCCGTCCTGCAGGTATGCAAGCACGTACAGGCGATCCGCAAAAAGCGGCATCACCACAAGCAACGGCTGTTAGTCAAAGTGCTCCAGTAGCACCGGCACCGACTCCAGCACCTGAGGCAGCACCAGCGGCAGCACCAGTTGCAGAGACAGTACCTGCAGAAACAGGCGGCCAAGGCGCAAGCGACATTCTAGCAATGATTCGTTCACGTCAAGGTTAATAAACAAACAACCTCTACTAGCTAAACCACAGAGCAGAGATTCACGGTTTACCTGTCAAAACTCTATTGCTAGTAGAGGTGCTTTTTAAAATAGGAGAAAACATGGCTAAATCATTTGATGTTAGTAAGTTCCGTAAGGACTTGACAAAAAGTATCTCAGGCATGAGTGCTGGATTTAATGATCCTACTGATTGGATTTCAACAGGATCATATGCGCTAAACTATCTTATCTCAGGAGACTTTCACAAAGGTGTTCCACTAGGTAAGGTTACTGTGTTTGCAGGCGAATCAGGAGCAGGTAAGAGTTATTTCTGTTCAGGTAACGTTGTAAAACACGCACAAGATCAAGGCATCTTTGTAGTACTAATTGACTCAGAGAACGCACTTGACGAGAGTTGGTTACAGGCTCTTGACGTTGACACTAGTGAAGATAAACTTCTTAAACTAAACATGTCAATGATTGATGATGTAGCAAAAACTATCTCAACATTTATTACAGACTTTAAAGCAATGGACGAAGAAGACCGTCCTAAAGTGTTGTTTGTAATTGACTCGTTGGGTATGTTGCTAACACCTACTGACGTTGATCAGTTTAACAAGGGTGATATGAAAGGTGATATGGGTCGTAAGCCTAAGGCATTGACTTCACTTGTTCGTAACACAGTTAACATGATTGGCTCATTGAACGTTGGACTAGTATGTACTAACCACACATACGCATCGCAAGATATGTTTGACCCAGATGATAAGATTAGTGGTGGTTCAGGCTTTATCTATGCATCAAGTATTGTTGTTGCAATGAAAAAGTTGAAACTAAAAGAAGACGAAGACGGTAATAAGATCTCAGAAGTTATGGGTATTAGAGCTGGTTGTAAAGTAATGAAAACACGCTATGCAAAACCTTTCGAAGGTGTGCAGGTTAAGATTCCTTATGAAACTGGCATGAATCCTTATAGCGGACTTGTTGAATTATTTGAAAAGAAAGGCTTGTTAGTTAAGCAAGGTAATCGACTCAAGTATATTAATTTAGCAGGCGAAGAAGTTCTTGAATATCGCAAGGCTTGGATGGTTGGTGGCAAACTTGATTTGATTATGTCGGAATACAACGAGAAAATGTCTCCTGTGGTAAATACCGACGAAGTTGATTCAGAAGAAGCAACTGAAAATCAAATTGAGGAAGCAACTGCAAATGAATGAAGAACACATCAGTGACATCTGGACAATGTTTAAAGAATATGTAGATAAGAAACAAATGGAACTTGTAGCCGAAAAGTTTGTAGATCTATTAGCAGACTACGGTGTTAGTGATGAAACGTTTAAAGAAGTTATCGGAACTGATTCTAACTTAGATGATGCGATTAGCTATTATTTAGATTTAGATAATCAGGACGATGACGAAGAAGAGTGGGATGAGTAATGGGTTGGTATAGCGAAGTATCAAGAGACATATCAAAGATACCTACGGCTGTACAGTTCTTTGAAGACGAGTTACAAGAAGCTCGTCAAGAAGTAAAGCTCAAAGGTAACGTTGAACGTGCGGCATCAGAAATGCCGGGCATTGTTGAACATCGCTTTAACCAACTTCAAGAAATTGAAGCAATCCTGCACTACTTAAATATCGAGCTTCGGAGGCTACGTAGCTCGTATTTTAAGAAATATCTTGAAAACTACCAACGAGCTCTGTCTAGTCGTGACGTTGAAAAATACGTTGACGGCGAGGCAGATGTCGTTGACTACGAAAAGATTATTAATGAGTTTGCACTAATGCGCAACAAATGGCTAGGCTTACTTAAAGGACTAGATCAGAAACAATGGCAAATTACTAATGTTGTAAAACTTAGAGTTGCTGGTATGGAAGATGCGAGTTTGTAATGAAACAAGTATACAACTATTGGATGCCTGATACTGACAATCATTTTGAGCGTTTAATTGCAAAACGTATACGCAATGGTGGTCCAGCTGAATACCAAGATGATGTTAGAGATGCTGCATATCCCTATATTACAGACTTTAACCTTGCTATAGATGCAGGTGCTAATGTAGGACTATGGTCTCGGCCATTATGTGAAAAGTTTAAACATGTAATTGCATTTGAACCTTTAGAACAAGTATATAGTTGCTTAGAACGCAACGTAGCAGGTTTACCTGTAGATATACGCAAATATGCATTAGGAAATGTAAACGATAAAGTAAATATGGTTTATGATCATGTGAACACTGGTAGTAGTTATATTAGTGAAGTTGGCACTGGTGACATATCAATTAAGCGTATGGATAGTTTGGATTTCCCAAAGTTTGGACTACTAAAGATCGATTGCGAACGTCATGAGTTAGAAGTACTCCAAGGAGCAACTGAAACTATACTAAAATATAAACCAATTGTTATTTGTGAACAACATGCAGATACAGAAGAATGTGCTGGAGAATATTTAAAGTCATTAGGCGCTAAAGAAATTACCAATGTCAGAAAGGACTACATCTTTGGATGGTAGTAAGTAAATATCTACATGAGCAACACAGTATTAGTAACAGGTGGCTTCGATCCACTACACAGCGGACACATTGAATATTTCAAAGAAGCAAAGACACTAGGTACAAAGTTAATTGTTGGTGTAAACAGTGACGAATGGCTAACAAGAAAGAAAGGTAGACCGTTCATGCCTTTCAAAGAACGTTGTGCTATTATTAAAGAACTTAGTGTTGTAGATAAAGTTATTGGATTTGATGACAGTGACGATAGTGCATGTCAAGCAATATTCCACACTATGTCAACTA